AGAAAGCAATAAAAAATATTATTGCGACAGGAACTATTTATAGTATGTTCCCTGATTGGTTAAAAGATGATCCAGTAGCAAAAGAAGTAGAAGTTGAAAGTGTAAGTGAAACTTTTGAAGAACAAGGTTTACCTACTCCAGCATTATCTTATGAAGAAGCTACAACTTTTGGACCAGATGGAGACCCACAAGAAATTACAAAACAGATGGAAGAATTTGTAACTATGTCTGATGAAGAAATTTTAAATAAAGAAAAAGAATTAAATGAAGAAAAATCAATATTAGATTCTAGTTCTAACTCAGCAATTACTAACAATGACAGTGCTGATGATTTAAATACAAACAAAGGTGAAAGTAATTTAGCACCTGGCGTTGCAGAAGAATCTGCAGAAATGGGATATGGTAATCAAACACAGATAGATAACATTTTAAATAATGGTTTTGATTTAGTAGGAGCTTATGCTGCTGAAGATCCTGACGTAGAAATTAAAAGTATAGAAGATACAAAAGCAGAGCTCATGTCTTTGATGGGTGACGATAGTAAAATGATGAACACGATGATGTTAATGCAATTAGGTTTATCTTTAATGAGTGGCAAAACTAATAGACCTGGTTTAGGTGGTTTCTTAGACGTAGCAGCAACAGCTGGTAATCAAATTTTACCAATAGCAATGCAAAATTTAGCTAACAAAACAAAGCAAGAAAAAGAAATTGCACTTGCAGCGTATCAAATATACCGTGATGAAGTCACAGCTAAAAATGCAAGGATAAGTGACATACAAGATTTTTATACAAAAGAACTTATTAAAAAAGAATTTGAAGGTAACGAACCTAAAGGAACTTTACGTCAAGTTATGATGAAAGAAACAATTCAGTTACCTGATGGACAAACTTACACACAATGGAATCCTCTTGATCAAGTATTTGATAAAGGCGAACGTGCTGCATATTATTTAGAACTTTCTAGAAACGGTAATCCAGAAATGGGAATTCAACCAGGCGACATTCGTATTAGTAGTGACTTAGATAATGCTGCAGCTTCTGCAGGCAATGATCCTTACCAAGGAGATTTAACTAAATCACAACGTGGTCAACACTTAGCTTTAGCTTCAGTATTTGAAGCAGCGTTGCCAGATGCACTAAACATACAAATGAATCCTAAGTTTGGATTGTATTCTGGTAATTTACCAACAGGTGTTACCGGAGACATGGCTTCTAGAATTAGAACACTAACTAGAGAATCAAAACAATTTGTTGATGCTTTTGGTTTAAGTAATGTAGTAGGATGGTTTGACAACACAGGTAAATCAAGTATGGCAGCTTTAGATGTTCAAGTAAAAAACAATATGATTATGTCAGGCTCTTTAGCTAACCAAGTATCTGAAACAGGATCAAAAGATATATATGTAGGAGAAGCAGAAGGGCCAGATGGAAACTTAATGCAAGGCGAATGGGCAACAGATGCCTATGTTCAAAATTTAATTTCTAATCCTTCACTTGATGTTGTAGAACAAATACAAAACAGGTTAGGTTTTTTAGCAGCTCGTTTAAAACAGCCAACTGGTCGTCTACTTGCTGATACAATTAGACGTTCAATAGAAGAAGTTAAATTAAAAGGATTTGGAACTGGTGATAAAGAACAGGTTGCAAACAAATTACATCAATTTACAAAAGATTTATACCAACAATATGTTAAACACTCTTTGCTTGGTGGTAGTAGAATAACTGACTCTTGGGCCGTGGACCCAGGTATTTACGGGAAAGAAAGAATTACAATTAAAGATTACCAAGATGGTTATTATAACTTTATTGGTGGATCAGAAAATAGTCCTAACTTGCCTATTGATATGAGTTGGGTTAGTGTAAGTGATAATATTATAAGTTCAGCGCCAGCTTATTCTTCTGATTCTAACAGCAGTATAAGTGCTACTGGACCTATTAACTTTTTTAATTTATATAATAAATATATGCCAGAGGATAGTCAAACTTTTGGTAATCAAGGATACCAAGGAAACTAATGGCTGAAACAGATAGAAGTTTAAAATTAAATCCTATTTCAACAAATCAATTATCAAGTTTAATAGTTGGTGATGCAGGATTACCTAAAAACATAGGGCAACCTGAGGGTACTGAATTAGAATATTTAACTGAAGGTAACATTCCTATTAGTGAACAAGAAAAAAACATTAGGGAAATAAGAAAAACATTTGCTGATAGGAAAAATGAAATACTTTCTAGTTTTTGGGATTCTATTAAAGGTGGTTCGCAAACAGCTTTTGATTTATATAATTATGGACCTAAGGGACCTCCTCAAGAAGTAGTTGAACAACGTGCCATGGAAGCACAACAAAAACTAGAAATTATAAAAAATGAACAAGCTAACGCAGAATTAAATGCAGAAAAATTAGCAAACCGTCCTGACATTAGAGAAGTCCGTGCACAGATTGCACAGATTATTGCAGCAGCAGAAAAAAAAGAACAACTAGAACCAGGTTCAGTTAATCAAGATGAGTTAGAACAAGACTTAGTTAAGTTTGGTTATGAAATGGGATACACGCCACGTGAGATACAAGGTGGACCAGATGTACAAGCGCAATTAATGCCTGATCCTTTTGGATTAGCTACAAGCAGTCCAGATCCTTTTCCAGAAGCTAAACTAGCTGGAGAAATAACTGCATCTATTGGTGGTAATATTTTAGGATATAGAATTGGTGCTAAAGCTTTTGGTACTGGTGCAATGAGAGGATTGCGCGCAACCCCAGGACCTTTCTGGGCTAGAATTGGTGGAGCAATGGTAGGTGGTTTTACATCGGTCATGGCTGCTAATTATGGATATGAAACATCTTTAGACATTATGAATCAAGCAGGTGTCTTTGGAGAAAAAGGAATTAATAGACCTGATCAATCAGAAAGAATTATGAATGCTATGAATGCCGGTGAGTTTGATGCTAAAATAACTTTAGGCACAGCTGCTTTCATTCCGGGCATTCAAATGTTTAGAAACCTAACACGTGCTTCATTAGGTGCCGGAAAAAATGAAATGCGTATGGCAGAAATTTCACAAGCGTTAAGTAAAAAATTTATGAAGCCTGGAACTTATGAATACCCTGGTCTAGGTAAATTTAAAGTTACAAAAGAAGGTGATGCTATATTAGGTATCTCTGACATTACCAGATTTGGTGGTATTAGAACTGTTAAACAAACACTAGGTAAGTTTCCAATTATCTCTGGTGGTATTACAGGAAACCTAAGAGTTAAAGCTACTAAATTAAATCAAATTTTAACTAACATGACAGATTCTATTGGACCTTACATGACATATGCAAGGTTATCTGAAGTTACAAGACCAGCTGCTTTTGCTACTGCAACTAAATACAATAAACATTTAGCTGAGCTTGCAGACAATTGGACCAAGACTGCTGACTCATATGGTGACCTCGTTGTAATTGGTGGAGGACACATGGATCCTAAAGGTATTGCCAAACAATTTATTTTATCTGTAGATAATAAAGTTGGCGTAGGTTTAGATGGTAGAATTTTACCTACTGCTAAATCTTATCCAATGAAAAAATGGTTAGAGGAAAACTTTTTATTAAACGCAGATGCTATTAGTTATGCAAGAGCAAAAGAAATTCTAACAAAAGAACTTCCTGATTTAATGAAACAAGTAGGAGAAGATGGATGGTCTTTACAATTTGTACAAGATTTTAAACAAGCTTTTGAAAGAACAATGGCAACCTCTCCTAAAAGTGCAGAGGTATTAGCAGCTAAAGAAGCGTTTGACCAAGCTTACTCTAATGGTAAATTATTATTTGATACACCTATAGCTAAAGCTTTAGGAATACAAGGCATGGACATGTATGGCTACCGTGTTAAAATGTTAAAACAAGGTACAAAGTTTTCTGATCAACTATTAAAGACAGCTAAATTTATGGAGTCTCCTGAAGCTATGAAAAATTTTCATCGTTTAGTAGGTGATGATATATTTAGAGCTTCTCTTAGAAGACACATGGAAGTAGCTTACAAAAGCGCTCTTAAACCATTTAAAGGTCAATCAGAAATTGATTCATTATTTAGTGGATTTTTAAGAGGTGTTGATGACCCTAGAAAAATTACTCCTAAAGGACAAGAAGCATCATTCTTAGATGTAGATTTATTTAAAAAGAATTTAGGAATATTAGAACCAGGCACTAATGAATTTCAAACATTGAATGAGGCATTTAAATTAGCATCACGTGGTTATACACCTGGTAGCAAATTACCTTCGTGGGCAAAAACAGGATCATCAGAATTAATTGATGCGGGTGCTAGAGAAGATACAGTTAGAATTTTAGCTGATGGTTCTAGAAAATATGGTGTTATAGGTAGAATGCCTAACACTCAAGAAATTTTAGAATTTACACAAGTATTAGAAAAATCTTTTGCTGGTGGTATACCAGACATTAGCACATTCATAGCAAGACGTGCACAAATTTCAGGATTACGTGGAGCGCTTAGAGCTTTTACTCCTGGTGCAAAAACAGGAGCTGCTGGTTCAGGAGCTGGTGCTTTATTAGGTTCATCTTTATTTAGCACTGTTTTATTTTCTATACTTGCTAGATCAACAGGTAAAGTATTAACTAACCCAGTTAACATGAAAGCTTTTAAATATTTAATTGATCCTAACACTCCTAAAAATTCTGTTGCAGCAGCAAGAGCTTTAGAAGTAATAGGAATTAATTTTAAAAGTGATTTAGATGATTTAGATCGTACATTAGCTAGCATAGAAGCAGAGCAATTAAGAAACAATGACATTCAAAACTTTAAACAAACTATTAATCAAACACCTACTAACAATCAAAACATGATGAATGAGTTTGAAAAAAGAAAAGAACAAATTAATCAATACCAGCAACAAAGACAATTTAATGAACAACGTGAGCGATCCATACAGCCCACAGTTGTCGGAGCTAATCAAGCTTCGTCTTCGCCAACGTCTACGGCAGGTTCGCCTGTCGTAGGCTCTTCTATTGCCAACAATACAACGATGAATCCTAATGCAGCGGCTAGTTTATATAGTGGTAACACTGATGCAGCTTTAGCAATGCAATTTGGTAATCCTACTGGCACTACTAATCAAATGCCTAGAAGGGCTGCCCAAGGAGGAATTATTTCTTTAGTATCATGAGCATGAAAGACTACATTGCAGTTATAGGAGGTTTACTAACTTTAGGAGTTATGTGGGGAATGACAAATCAAAAAGTATTAGCAATGGAAAAAGACATGGATCGAATAGAACAAGCTTTACTAATGTTTACGAAAATAGAAGTACGTATAGCAGTGATGGAAACAGAACTTAAAAACATAAATAAAAAATTGGATAGATAATGCAGAAAGAAACTTACGATAAACTTTTACAATCAGTACGTAAACACGAAGGTTACAGAAATAAAGTATACCTCGATACCCTAAACAAAAGAACCGTGGGCGTAGGCCACCTGTGTGTAGAAGATTTTTGGGAGGATAATAAGGAATACGAAGAAAGTTTTTTAATGGATATACTACAAAAAGATTTACAAAATTCAATAGATGGGGCAGAAAATTTATGCAAAAATTTAAACATTTCGGATGATGCAAAAATTTTAATAATTGAAATGGTTTTTCAGCTTGGAAAAAATGGGGTATCTAAGTTCCGTAATATGTGGAAAGCCCTTGCAGAAAATCCACCTAATTATGAGGAAGCATCAATTCAAATGCTTGACTCACGTTGGGCAAAACAAACCCCTAATAGAGCCAAGGAAATGGCTAGTCACATGGCGGAATGTGTGGTATAATACCACGTGCAATTAATTAAGAAATATAATTACGCAGAACTTAAAAGACAGGATGGTGATTCCCGTTTATATCTTACACCTGATGGTGAAAGTTTACCATCTGTTACAACCATATTAAATAAAACTAAAGATAAATCTTTCTTAAAACAATGGCGAGCAAAAGTTGGAGAAGCAGCTGCAGAAAAAATTATATCTGACGCTGGTAAAATTGGAACCGCGCTCCACCTATATATAGAACGTTTAGTGAACGAAGAAAAGTACGCAGATCTTACTGATATAGGAATACAAGCAGAAAAAATGGCAAAGAAAATAATTGAACAAGCTGGTGCTGATATAACAGATGTGTATGGATCAGAAGTGCATTTATACTATCCACATAAATATGCCGGAACAGCTGATATGATTGCTATGTATAAAGGTAAACCAACGATTATAGATTTTAAACAAACTAATCGCCCAAAAAAACGTGAATGGATACAAGACTATCTCATGCAGCTAGCTGCATACGCCCAGGCACACAACGCTTTATTTAATACAGAAATTGAACAAGGTGTAGTTCTTATGTGTTCTCGTGATTTAACGTTTCAACGTTTTGAATTAACAGGTGAAAAGTTTACTAGAGCGTGTGATGCTTTTATGAAAAAACTTGATTTATATAATCAATCTATTCTTTAAATCCAATTAGCTAATTCTTCACCATTTATTTCACGCGCAATATTAACTTTGTTTCTAAGTGCTTGTATAATTTTTTCATCAACTGTGCCTTTAGCAACCAAATCAATATATAGTACTTTATTTTTTTGACCAATACGATGTGCACGGTCTTCTGATTGTATTCTTTTTTCTAAATCATAATTATTAGAATAATAAATAACAGTGCTAGCTTCTGTTAGTGTAATTCCGTATCCACCAGTTTGTGTGTTGCCTATAAAAAATCTAACAGGATTTTCTGGATCTTGAAATTTTTTTATACATGCCTGCCTATCTTCTTGTTTAGTTCCACCGTAATAAGTGCAAGATGATTGTGGTCCAAATTCTTCTGTAATAGCTTTTTGTATTGACATAATATCGTGAATATAATTAGCCCAAATAATAACTTTACCTGTAGTCTCACCTAGTATTTGCATTAGTTCTGTTAAACGATTATTTTTTAATTGTACTGTGTCACCTTCATCGGTTTTCATGTGTCCACAAGTTATCTGGTGTAATCTAATTAATTGTGTCAAAACATTGACAGCTGTTAGTGTTTCTCCACTATGTAAAATAGTCATAGCATTAGATTTCATTTCACTATAAGCTTTGTGTTGCTCATCAGTTAATTCAACAGGACGTTTAGTAAATACTTTGTCTGGTAAATCCAAACAATCTTTTTTAAGAATACGGTAAGAATGTGGCGATACTAATTGCCCTAATTGTGCCAAGTTTTTAAACTTAACTATTTTTTGATACTTGTGTGTTCCACCTGCAGCATTTGCTGTAATGACCACGGCATACCGGGTTCTAAATGCGTAGTAACTAGATTGACCTAATATTTCTGGGTCAAGGAAATCCATCTGTGACCACAAATCCATAGGAGATTGTGTTACTGGAGATCCAGTCATTATTCTTCTATACTTAGCTTCGTTTCTCAATGATAAAATAGATTTAGTTCTTTTAGCTTGTGGGTTTTTAATTGTAGTACTTTCATCAATAATCATCATAGACTTACCAATTAAAAATAACTTAGCATAATCTAAACCTTTTTTACTAGAAAAAGCTTCTACATTCATAACCATAATTTTAAAATCAAAGTTAGTTGGATCTTTAATGTCTTTTAAATCTTGTCTGTATTGTGCGCTGGTAGATTGTTTCCAAGCCAATACTTTAAATTCAATATAATCTGGAACGTGAACGGGGATTTCTTGTTCAACCCAGTTCATGTACGTTCCTTTTGGGGCAACCACTAGTAAGCGGTCTATTTTGCCTTTGTTATATAATATGCATGCATTGTCTAATGCAATTTTAGTTTTGCCTGTACCCATCTCTGCAAAAATAGCAAATGATTCTTTATTCCAGCATTTTTTTAATGCATCTTTTTGATGCTCATACGGCTCAGTTTTAAATTTATACATTTTTATTTCTAATGTTGACTTTTATTATATAACCTTATATATACAAAGTCAAGAAAGAAGAAATTATGACAGTTTATGTTTTACAAGAAATGGGTAGGAATGTTCGTTCAGCTGAAAAGTTTGGAGATTTAAAAGTTTGTTTACCCGACAATAAACAAATAGTTTTATCATCAGGACCCTTGGCTTTTAAGTTAAAACAAGTATTAAGAGATTTTAATGATGATGACTACTTGCTATTAATGGGAGACCCTGCTATAATAGCAGTTGCTGGTGCAATTGTCAGTGACGTTAATAATAGAAAGTTCAAAGTTCTAAAGTGGGACCGCGATGAAAAAAAATACTACGATATAGAAATAGATTTGAGAGGATAATATGACTAGTTATGACCCTAAAGATATAGAGCAAGCAATAGATTTAGTTTCACAAATGAAACAAGATTCTGGCAGCACGGCCCAGGATAACATGGGTAAAATTGGTGCAGTTGCAAATGATGTAGCTGATACTGATCAAGAGATACAAGACTTAGAAGATAAGTTAAAAGTTAAAAAAGATTACAAAAAACATTTATCAGAAAATGTACTACCTAACCTTTTTGCAGAGGTTGGATTATCAGAATTAAAACTTGCAGATGGTAGACATTTAAAGGTTTCCAATTATTATGGTGCTTCTATTAAAGACTCTAAAAAAGAAGCAGCTTTTAATTGGCTAAGGAACAAAGGACATGGGGATCTAATCAAGAACCAAGTCTCTTGTAGCTTTGGACGGGATGAAGATGAGAAAGCTAGAGGATTGATTGACACTCTTAATAAAGAGGGTTATCCATCTTCGCAACGCGAGTGGGTCGAACCCTCCACCCTTCGCGCATTTATACGAGAGCAACATGAAGCAGGTAAAGAGTTACCTATGGATTTGTTAGGAGCTTTCGTCGGACAAAAAACAACGATTAAAAACTAAAGGAGAAAAGCCCTATGGCACAGACTAAAGCAGTTGCAAAAGCAGCGAAGTTAGATCTAGCAGTTCTTGCTGGTGACTCAAAAGATGCAAGTGGATTTGGAAATCTTGACATGTCAAGAGATGTAATGATCCCTTACATTAACATACTACAAACAACTAGCCCTCAACTTAATCCATCAAAAGCGGAATACGTTGAAGGAGCAAAAGTAGGACAGTTTTATAATACTGTTTCACAAGAAGTCAGCACTTCACTAAACGTGATACCTGTACTTTATCAACTAAAATACGTGGAGTGGAAACCACGTGAAACTGGTGGTGGACTAGTGGAAATGCATGATGCCGACAGTGGTATCTTGGGTAAAACTAAACGCGATCAAATGACATTTAAAGATGTCTTACCAAGTGGTAACTATATTGCTACAACAGCATACCATTATGTAATGGTACAAGGAACTGATGGAAATTGGTCCCAGGCTGTAATTAGCATGACATCTACTCAGTTAAAAAAGAGTAGACGTTGGAACAGCTTAATGCTTACGCAGAAAGTTGAAGGTCCATCGGGAAGTTTTACTCCACCAACTTATGCAATTGTTTACAAACTATCTACTGTTAGTGAGTCAAATGATCGTGGTAGCTGGTTTGGGTATCAAGTTGAGAAAGCAAACATGGTAGAAGATGCATCACTTTATAATGAAGCAAAATCATTTTCAACCGCAGCATCAAGAGGAGATGTCGAAGCTAAACCTGTAACAGAAGGAGAACCTGCAAAAGTAGCGCCTCAATCTAACAACACAGAAAGCGAAGACGTACCCTTTTAAGGGACGTCTTCTTAATAACCTGGAGGTTTAGTGGAAGAATTCAAATCTATATTTGAAGGTTTAGACGTAGCTTATGGTCAGCATCAATCCGAAGGGAAGCGTGCTGACGGTAAGCAGGAAGGTAAATCTTACATTGTTAAAAAACTTGTTACGGATCAGTTATGGTCTCAGCATTTGGCTGGTGAGGGCCCTTCTTTGGGCATTATTCCTATCATGGCTGATAATACATCCCGCTGGGGTTGTATCGATATTGATACTTATCCTATTGATTATCGTAAAATAATAAATTCAATTAGAACTTTACAGTTACCTTTGGTGCCATGTCGCTCCAAAAGTGGTGGACTACATATTTTCTTGTTTCTTAAAAAACCAATCGCCGCAAAATTAATAAGAGCGAAGCTACGAGAGGCTGCATCAGCGTTAGGATACGCGGACGTAGAAGTATTCCCGAAACAATCGACAATATTAATTGAAAAAGGAGATTTAGGAAATTTTTTAAATCTTCCATATTATAATGCCAAAAATTCAACTAGGTATGCCTACAAGGATGATGGAACAGCAGCTTCATTGCTAGAGTTCATAGACTTATACAATAAATATTCGTTAGAGAATATCGACAAAGTTGCAATCAAGATATCTGATGAAGTCATACCCGATGGTCCTCCATGTCTTCAACAATTATGCACGCAAGGATTTCCAGAAGGAACACGTAACAATGGATTGTTTAACATTGGTGTATTTTTACGAAAGTTAGATGCAGACAATTGGAAAACATTATTAGAAAAACATAATCAACAATACATGAACCCACCTTTAGCTGCATCAGAAGTAGTCATTGTACAAAATCAATTAGAGAAAAAAGAATATAATTATAGATGTAAAGAACCACCAATTAATTCTTATTGTAATGCACAAGTGTGTAGGACACGTAAGCATGGTGTAGGTGGTAGTGCATCATTAGAGTTTAGCGCGTTAACTAAATTAGAAACAGATCCACCAGTGTGGATTTTAAATGTAGGTGACGCACGTATGGAATTACAAACAGATGAGTTGCAGATACAAACAAAGTTTCAGAAAAAGTGTATGAATACTTTGAATACAATGCCTCCTCTTGTAAAACAGTCAGTATGGCAGGAATCAATTGAAAGATTATTTACTAATCTTATAAAGATTCCTGTTTCTGATGATGGGTCTGTGGCCGGTCAATTTGAAGCTTTCCTCCAGGAGTTTTGCACCGACCGTGCCCAGGCACAGAATAGAGATGAATTATTACTACGTAAACCCTGGACCGAAGATGGTATTACATGGTTTAGATTAAAAGATTTATTAGATTATTTAACAAGAAATAAATTTACACATTATAATACAGGACAACTCGTACAAGCATTACGCAGGCTTAACGGTAAAAGTGATAAGTTTAATTTAAAAGGTAGAACTGTGCGTGTGTGGGGTGTGCCTGCATACCAGCAACAAGATTCTGCATTTGACATAAAGGAGGTTGATGGTGCGCCGTTCTAAATTACCTAAGTTAAAAAAAGGAATGCAAAGTGAGCAAATAGCTATCCTGTATTTAATAGAAAAAGGATTTTTTGTGTTTAAAAATTTATATGGTTTAGGACCTGCAGATCTCATAGCTATAGATGAAACTGGTAGGGTAGAAATATATGATGTTAAAAGTGAGAGTTACCGTAAAACTTGGAAACCAAATACACGCATATGTAGAGCATTAACTTTAGAACAAAAAAGATTAAAGATGAAATTTATATTCGTAGATAAGGATGGGTTATGCAAAATAAGACAAAGATAATACTAGGGCCTCCTGGTACAGGGAAGACACATAACTTATTGAATTTAGTTGAGCAAGAGTTAGCTAAAGGTACACCACCGGATCGTATTGCATTTGTGGCTTTTACAAAGAAAGCTGCCAGTGAAGCAAGGGACCGGGCAATGAAGAAGTTTAATTTAGAGGAACAACATCTTCCATACTTTAGAACTTTACACTCATTTGCTTTTAATCAATTAGGTTTAACAAAGTCAGAAGTAATGTCACGTGACAATTACAAAGAGTTTGGACACACATTTGGTATGGATTTAGGATCTGTATCTGATGGTGTTGATTCTGGGGGAGTGTTTACAGTTGATAACCAGCTCTTATCTGAAGTAAATTTAGCAAGAATGAAATGTATGGATTTAGAACATCATTATAATGACTCTAATTTAGACGTTTCTTGGCACGCATTGTTGAGAGCTCAACGCTCTATTGAAGAATTTAAAAAGAAAAAAGAGATATTAGATTTTACAGACATGATAGAAATGTACATTGAATCTGGCATGATTCCAAAATTAGATGTAGTATTTATAGATGAAGCACAGGATTTATGTAAATTACAATGGCGCATGGTTCATAAAATATGTGAAAATGCTAAACAAGTTTATGTGAGTGGTGATGATGATCAAGCAATATATCGTTGGGCGGGTGCAGATGTAGAACATCTTATTAGATTAAATGGTGAGCGAGAAGTACTACAACAATCTTATAGATGTGCACGGGTTATACAAAATTGTTCGCAAAGAATTATAGGACGTGTACGTAACCGTATACCTAAACAATGGCAAGGAACAGAGAAGAGAGGGTTAGTGCAATACCATGCATATCCAGACAGTGTAGATGTAGGAGATGATAATTGGCTTATCATGGCAAGGACTAATTATTTACTTGATGAGATTGAGCGTGACATACGATTGCAAGGATTATTTTACAAAAGAAATAATCGTTTACCTATATCGCAAAAGTTATTAAATGCTACAAGCGCATGGAAAAAATTAAATGAAGGTGGGCACATAGAATTAACAGATGTTAAAGATATATATTCTTATATGTCTTCAGAAATAGGAATAGAGCGTGGCCA